CTTTTTTGTATATGGAAACATTCTATTTAAAATATTCTTTCTTCTAGTACATCCACAATCTTCATACCCAAGCATATGAGCAATCTTATCTGCTAGTCTATCAATATAGAAAAACTTTAGCACTTTAGCAACTGTATCTCCTAGTCCTTGTGATTTCATTATTTACGTGGATATCCTTTTGCAAATTCGTAAAATTCTAATCTAGCTGAATCTTCGTTTAAGAAAGAGCCGCTTAATTTAGATGTTTTCATGCTAGCACCTTGATGCTTAACTCCTCTACAGCTTACACAGTTATGAGTAGCTTCAATCATTACTGCAACTCCTATATTATCTTCACAGATTTGATTTACTGCATTGTGAATAGCTACAGTTAATTGCTCTTGAATTGCGCCTCTTCTACTAAAATGCTCTACTATACGATTTAATTTACTTAAACCTACTACTCTACCTTCTAAAGTAGGAATATAAGCAATATGACATAAACCGTTAATAGTCTGATGATGGTGAGAACACATACTCGTAATAGGAATACCTCCTTCGAATACTACGCCGTCATAGCCATCGCTTGGAAAGCTCGTAACAGAGTCTAATGGCTCATACCTACCTTTCCATAAGTCATTTACATAAGCTTTAGCTACTCTTCTTGGAGTATTAGAACTATTAGGATCGTTCTCCCAGTCTACACCTAATGCAGTTAGAAACTTACCGTAATGCACAGTAGCTTCTTCAATAATAGTTAACTTTTGCTTATCACTTAAAGAATACTGGCCGTTCTTAATAGCATCTCTTAAATAGGTACTAATACCGTTGGCGAAACCTGGTTGAGCTAATTCTAGGCTCTCAATATCTATGTTTTTATTTCTATTCATATTGTATATTATAAGTATTTTGAAATCTGCTCTAAACGTTCTTCTACCGTACCTGTTAAAGTTACGACTTTTTCTTCGGGTATATACTCTGCTATAAACTTTTGTATGATTCCGTCAATTTTAACCTGTAACTCAGCACTCAATCTATCTGGGTCATCTACAAAATCAAATTCAATAGGAATATAAAAGAAGTACTCTACTTGATCTTTAGTCTTTTCAAATAGTTCTCTAATCTCGTCGATATTAACATTAGGAGTTAAAATTCGCGAGTAGATAATACAGTCGACTAAGCTGCGAGTACTAATTACATTCTTATGAGTCAAGTAGTTTTGGTAAGCCCAAGCAGATAACTCATTAATTGCATACTGCTTTTCGTCGTTAGATAACTCTAACATCTTTCCAATCTTAATTACAGGACGAGAAAACCCGTCAGTTACATAATAATCAGGAAATCTGGTAGATACCTCTTTTAATAAGGTAGTCTTACCAGTTCCATGCGATCCTATTAATATCTTCATAAGTGTCTTTTAGTAAAAATAGCTACTTTTCATCGAACTTCCAAATATCAGTAAAGAAATGTACCCAAGAATTTAAAGAAGTCTCTCGAAGTATAGCATAAGCTTCATCTATAGTATTTGCTCTATTAATAACTTGGTAAGCCGATACAACTTCACCAGCATCTAGTTCCGGAATTACCTTATGAACTACAGATCCACAGTAAGGATACTTTTCTTGATTTCCGGCAACGTCTTCTTGCTTATTAAAACCCTTTAATTCCGGATAAACAGTAATTAAGCCTGGATGTCCATTAAAAATTTCACCCTCTAAATAAGGAAAAAGCTCTGCTGGTAGTATTCGTAGGTACCCGTGTAGAGTAATTAACTCTTTTAAGTTAATTCTCGTACGTAGATAGTCTAGTATAGAGGGCTTAAAAGGTATAGTACGTATTTCTACGTTATTTTCCCCAAAGATCTCCATGTTTCTCGATGATACCTTTGTAATGTTATTAGTTACTACTAAACTAGGGAGAATCCCAAGCTTTTCACTAATAGCTACTACTTCTGAGCCTGTCTGAGATATGAATACTCCCCAGTTATCTAATACTCTTAGTTTTTCCATTATTGACCCATTGCTTTTTTAGTATAAAATCCTGTATCAATTAATTCAGGTGGAATTAAATACTGCTTAGATGCACGAACAGGATTAATATCTAATGAACCACGTCTTGCATATAATAGCATTACTACACAATCTTCAACATCAGGATGATTCATAATAGAGTTGAATAATTTCTCACTGCAGAACTCATGAAATTCATTAACTTCACGTAATGCAATAACCTCTTTAAGTAAATCTTTTAGGTCTACCTTATTTTGCTTTGTAATAATACGAAAATAAGCCGCTCCTGTATCTTTTTGCTTTGTATGTCTACATCTTGATCTTAAAAGGTTAGTCATTACAAATAAATCTTCACCCTCTTCTGAGGAAGTAGTACTAAAATGAGGCTCTTTAGAAGCGTAGTCTGTAATTTCCATAGCCTCTAACTCTTTATTACCTATTAAACGTAACATATCAAGATAGAATGCACCTGGATCTCCTTCGTATAACTTCTCTTCTCCTTGTCTAAAGAAAGATACCTTAGCTTCTGCACCAATGCATGCGCTAATATCCTTAGCTACCTGATTTTCGTAGTTTTCGATAGCTTGCGGAATAGTATTTCCCATCTTACACATATCAAACGTATTTAGGTAAAGCTTAAAAGATTTAGACTCTACCATAAATTCAGAACTAGCAGGACATACTATTTTTAAAGTACCTGCCATCGGTAATCCATTATCTAATAAAAAGGTTGCTTCATGGCAATGCCACGTATCATAACCTACAAACTCTTCTCCTGTAATACCCCAATCTTGACGTGCAAGAATACGTGGCATAGGATTTAGTTGATTAGGATCGAAGGTATCTGTATATACTGCATAGGAGTTAGCTGAACCTAACGATTTAGCAGCTGCTTCTGACATATTACTTGCTGACATAACTACGGAATGTTTTTATATTTTTAAAAATAAGGTTTATTTGTTCTTCTGACAACTCAATATCTAAGTTATCTGCTAATTTAGCTTTCGGTTTAGGTACGGTCAAACCGTGAGGTCCTAATTCATTACCTACCCAACCGTTAATAACCGGTGAACTAGTATCTAATGAATAGATAAGTCCCTTTAATACAGTATTTAAATCGTTAATCAAAATAAACTCTACTGGATTCTGACATCCTAGTAAGTGGAACTTAGGTAAACCAATGCCCATATTAAATCTATTTGCATACCACCAGTTTAAAAATCTAGCTCTTACTGTTACGAAGTCTGAATCTTTAACTAAGTCAAAAGGTAATGCGATAATATCTACTTTTTCTTTTAGGTAGTAATCTATACACTCTGCAATTTGCTCAAAGGTATCGCCTTGACATACGCCAATGTACTTCTGCCCCTCTACTCTGTAACTCTCTAAATACTCTTTTGCATTAAGCAAGGTTTGATCGTAGTTGTTTACTACATCAGGAAGTACAAGATGGGTAGGTTTATATTCCTTACCCAACTCGTAAAGTTCTTCCATTGGTATAGATTTGCCTAATTCAAATGCTGAATTATCTAGTATAGAGTACTCTGCTGTTTTAAGCTTTTCTTTATAAAAGTTAGCATATTCTGTATCCAAGCTTAATAGATGACCTAGTACATAAGGGTAATCACTCACCTCATCATGACGGTCAAATAAAGCTTTCGGTATTTCATGTGAAATTAAAGGCATAATTTATTTTTTATATTCTGATAATACTTTTTCTACTTGATTCTTTGCAAATTGCCAGCTAACAGGACCTGTTTCGTCAGCATATTTTACAGGATCAGGACGTCCTAATTTAATAAATGCTTCAATACGCTCTACTGATGCAGCTGATTTATAATCACTAAACCAACCTTCATAGCTAATCTCATCATTTACCCGTACTGTATGTAGCATTGGTTTATAAGATGTATTAGTACGTTTATATACTTCATCGAAGTCTAAACCTAATTGCTCGCATGCTTTTAAACCGTCTTCTAAGATTTCGAATTTATTTACTTTTAAGTAAGGAGTATAAACTGATACTAATTCAGCACTCCAGTTACCGATAATAAATGCATCAAAGTCAGCATCTCTAAATTCTTGACGGCAGTCAGGATATATTGCATGATCGCCCGCGTGAATCCCCATTGCAATAGCTACTTCTTGACCAATAGAACAATCTTCGTTAATAGGTCTAGTAGCAATTGATAAAGCTACTGCTTGAATCAAAGAAGCAAATATTTTATTACGATTAGGTACAACAGTATCTTTCATGTTGTCTTGCTCGTAATGTCCTTCAGGTACGTCTTTACCGCCTTCAACTAAAGTTGAATTTAGTAACTGTGCTAAACCATCTAACTTAATAATTTGATATCTTACAGCAGGATAGGCTTCAATAAATCCGCCTTCAACGTGATCTGTGTGCGTTAGTCTGTTAGCGTTTAGGTAAGCTACTAAATCAGTAGCACGTTCTAATTCTACTTTGTGCTTTTGGCCATAGTCAAAACCTAATGCTGTTACTTCATAGCCGTTAGCTAATAGGTGTAACAAAAGAGTACTGCTGTCAAGCCCGCCACTGAGACTTAACACCGCTTGTTTTTTGTTCATAAAAATTAAAAATTAAAATACAGGACGTATTATTTTATGAATCGATTAGTCCTATAACCGATATATTAAATTTAAGCTTTTTGTTTGAATTTACCAATAAATCTACCGTGTATTTTTTCATGGCATTCAACACAAACTGTTCTTCCATTTTCAATACTAAAAGCTTTATCTAGATCTCTACTTATAGGAACTAAATGATGAGCTTGTAAATAACCTTTTACTCCGCAATCTTGACAAGTAAAATTATCTCTCTTAAAAACTGCTTGCCTCCATTCTTTCATTCTCGGATCGTTTCTCTTTTTTTGATTAGAGTTTGTTTTACCGCCCTTCCAGTTAGCGTTAGCAGATCCTGTTTGATTACGTCCATAAGCAGGATTTTCTGAGCCTTTCTTGAACTGCGTTCTTTTTGCTTTTTCCGAAGTTTTAAGAGCTTTTGAAATATTTGCCTTGTGAATTTCTGATTTAAGTTTGCCTGTCATGGCAGTAGAGAGATTTTTTTTCATTTCAGGAGTAAATCTCTTCTCTACAGTATCTCTATTAGCACATACTCTACTACAGTACTTTCTTTTTAAGTACTTTTCTTTCGATACCCTTGTTGTGTTTTCAAATTCAGCTTGACATATTATACATTTCGGCTTCATTTTATTTTTTTATTATAAATAGGTAGTCCACCGGATAAAAACAGTATTGCTAACCGAATTATTTTTTATCTTGCTTACTATTAATGTCTTTTTGCATTCCTAGTATTTGAGTAGTTAAGCTTCCTACTAGAGTACCTAACTGTGCCCAAATATCTTCAGTTTCTTTTTTAAGACTCTTAATAAGTGTTTGTTGGTAAATTTGAATACCTATAAGAACAACTATAATACAAATATAAAGTTGTTCGGGTGTAAAAGTTAATGTCATAATATAAAGATACTACTTATTTTTCGGATCAACAACTTCATCCATAAACTTAGTAAATTCTGGTGTGCCTGGAAATCCTATAAAATTAGGATTATCCATAACTCTCTGTAATGCTTTAATGGTTAGATCTTTATTCTTAGTATCGACAAGTAGAGGTTCTAAAATATACTCTTCTGTCGAACCGTTTTTACGGTTTAAATAAAATAAAGTACCTACTGCAGCTCCTAAAGCTTCGTAGTATTCCTTAGCTGTTGTTTTCATAGTATAATTCTCTTACTTTTGCTCCTAATTCTTGATCATTAGGTGTATCATAAACTAAATTCATCGGAATGGTCATATGTCTACGCTCTGTTCCTTTATTCCAACACTTAATGCATAGCTGACCTGCACCTTCAATATAACCGATCCTCATATCAACGTGGGTTTCAAATTCATATGAAGAATCTTCTCCACATAAAATACATTTATCTTTTGCCATATTATACGTTTACTTTTCTAATTGTTGGTTCTAATCCTTGAATAGCAAAAGAATGGCTTGCATTTGTAGCAACAGATTTCATTTCGTCATAAGTTGTTTTCTCTACTACTAATGGATGGTACTCTTTATCACCGTGCTTTATTGTAATAGTACTTGATACCATTAATTCTTCTTTTGGTTCCTCTTTTTTAGGAGTGTAGCTTGCTATTTTAGCACCAACTACTCCTGCCGCAAATAAGCCTAATGCTTTAAAAAAATCTCTTCTATCTTCCATAACTATACGTTTAATGTTTTTTCCTCTGTTTTATCTAAAGCATATCTTATCATTAAGCCTCTTCTCCCTTTTGGTTTGTAATCTTCTGGATTAGCTAGTAATGCCTCTAGTTTTTCTCTTAGATAGACCTTCTCATCTTCCCAAGTAATAGGTTGAATATCTTTCTCATGGAATAGGTCTTCTGGCTTCCATTCTATAGTAATCTTTCTACTTGGTTCGAATGTAGCAGGGTTATATAGTAGTGGAGATATCACCATTCCATCTTTTACTGGAGTAGCTATATCTTTTGGATCGTAGATTGTAGGTGAGTATAATATTTGATAGAAATAACATGATCTACCTTTGTAATCGTCTATAGGAATATCACCAACTAGCTTAGTCTTAGCTACTACAGCCATTTCCTCTCCTAAACTATTAGTAATTGTTCCTGCAGGTAAATCCATCCACTCTATCTTACTGAAGCTAAAATGCTCTTTTAGTAAGTCTTCTACCGATGTTATCTGTGTTTGAGTTAGATTATCTACACCGTAATAGTAGTTTTCTAATTCGCCTTCTTTAGGCTCGCCTGTAATGGCGTAAAACTTTTCTGTTATTGTCATATTATACGTTTAATGTTTTAATATACTTTTTAAGAATGTACTGTAATTTAGACATACCTTTAGTCAATCCCTTTACAAGAGGTATTTCTTTATCGTACATATCAATTCCTTCTACCATTATAGATTCTGCTTCTACGCAATCAAAGCAAAATCCCATTCTCGTATCTAACTTTCTCCCACAGCATTTACATTCTTGTGTCATACTATACGTTTAATGTTTTATTCCATCTATTAAAAAAGTTAAGATCATTTTTAAGTAAGTACTCAAACTCTTCTATTTTTAATATTCTAAATGTTCCAGCAGGATCCTCTACCAACCAATTATCATAAAGCCAGTCATCTAAATCGCCTATATCAGATTTTCTCCATAATTCATTCATTTCATTACTGTAGCTGTCGTGAAGTATTTCTAATTCCATCTGTTTTATACATTTAATGTTTTATTCCAAGCTGCAATATGCAATCTAGTTAATCCTCTAAATCTATACTTCTTAGCCATCTCCATTACAAATCGAGTTCTCTCTTCAAAGTTAGCTGCATCATCTAAACCTGGCATACAGACCACATGCTTTAAAGGAATGTTAAAAGGTACTACAAAGTCTCTAAAGATTTCTTTGACGTCTTCTTCGGTACTTATAACGAACTTGAACTGATAATTTTTATGTAGTTTTATGCGCTCAATTGCTTCAGGATTAATACGTTGTTTTTCTGTCATACCTGAATTAGCTAACTTAGGTGAGCAGTTAATTTGATCAAGCATATTAAATAACTTAACATCTATTACTATAGTACCGTTAGTTTCAATTTCATAGAATGGTTTAACATTATTAACGTCTAGATATCTTGACATCCAGTAGTTAGTAAAGTTAATAATCGCTTCTTGATGTCCTTTGATAGTAGGTTCACCGCCTGTCCAAATAATATGAACAGTACCGTCTTTAATATCTTGGTAAACACCTTCCTCTTTCCAACGATTAATTAGGTAATCAAATTCTTTATCTTCACCTCTCCATAACCATTGAGAAGTAGAATCACAAGTCCAAGTAGCTTTACCCTCTGCATGCAAGTCGCCTACAAAGATTTCACCGTCTTCTAACTTCTGTTCCTTCTCTAATTGATTAGTAAATGCACGAGACATACCGCAAGTTAGGTTACAAATACCTAAACGTACAAAATATGCCGGTATACCACTGCTAATACCTTCACCTTGGATTGTATAAAAGTCACTACTGATGAGTAACTTATTTGGATCTATCTTGCTCATTACTTTTTACGTTTTAATTGCTTTTCTGAGATAGTTTCTTCTACTTGTTCTTTGATTTCTTCTACTTGCTTTACAGATACAGTTCTTGTACCTGCTTTCCACTCGGATTTAGATACGTATTGAAATCTATTACCTACTTTCTGGTAAGCTTCTAAATCACTTACTCGTGTAATACTTCCTGTTTTTGTGTCTTTTAAACATTTCATAGTTTCCTCCATGTTTTTATTTGAATAATGTCTTTATATAAGTAAAGGTATAACTTATTTGTGGTACTTCCAACAAAAAAGATATTAAATTTGCGTGATTATCACCGCATAAACCTAATGTATGTTCTATTACCTCTAGCATAACTTACTTTTTATCTACGTAATGATGTAGTTTTTTATATAGTCTATTTAACCTAATCTGACAGTACCATTTTCCCATATTACCGCTTGCATTTTTATATCTTTCCTCCCAGTACTTAATGCCTTGATTGGTTTTTTTATTAGCTTCTTCAAGATAATCGATATCCCAGTAGCTATTATTCTCAAGTATCTCCTCATCAGTAGGAATATAGGGATGTTCCTCTCTATACTCCTCGATAAGCATTTTGCGTCGAGACTTTTCTTGGTTTTTTTTAAATTTTCCTGTCGTCATACTCTAATACTCCTTTTTCTTTTGCATAAGCAATGATACTTTCTCCATTAGCCTGCATAAAGTTATCTTGTTCTGTAATTTTAATACTACTTTCAAAGCACTCAGTCCAGCAATTAGGTGTTTCGTAAATTTTTACGCCATGAATCTTTAAGCCTGTAGTTGCAGTACCGTATAAAGTATAAGATAAGATACGCATTGCAAGAAATACTTCCTTGGCTATATTCTCTACTGAAGGATTACAGTACTCACCCTCACCGTTTAAACTCATTAACCACAGTTTAGTACCGTATTCTTTAGTTGTTTTAATTAACAACTCATCTTTTGGATTTAAAATCATACCGTGATCAAGTATATCGTCAATCCATTGACAAAATACCCTCTTGATTTCCTTGAAATCTAGGGCATAGCCAATTTCTTCCATGTTTTCAAACGAGAATGTTAATTCGTAGAGGTAAGTATGACCGTGAATATTATAACACTTCATAAATTCGTTCATGACTCTGTGGCCTGAATCGAAATTACCCTTTCTACTGATGTACTGTATCTTATTCATAACTGTATTTTTATAAAATTAAGTGTTTTCTTTCAAATAACCAAATTCTTCACTGACTATTTTATTTCCGTGCTTATGTTTTGGAGTATATGGACAGTGTCTACATCCATTTCCACAGCATTGCCCTCTTTCAAAATGGAAAAGGGCCGTAAAAATGACCCTTTCCCCTTCCAAGTAGTAATGTATTCCTTGTATAAAATCCTTTTTATCTGACATACTAGGCATAC